AGATATGTCTTACACCTGTACATCAGATGGAGATGATTGATGCTAAAGAAAGAGTTAAATATCTTAAGGGTTTGGTTAGTGAGGGGGATGCTCCTGCTAGGTGTTATAATGCAATACCTGATGGCGAGTCTGGTAATCTTAAGCTTCCCATTGGCTGTGTTTATTGTAGTCATAAGCGAGAGTGTTGGTCTGATTCTAATCAAGGTCACGGAATACGTGCCTTTAAATATTCAAGAGGTACTACGTACTTGGTTAAGGTGGTTAAGGAACCTAAAGTTGATGAGGTAACCAACTGGTAATGCACTGGAAGTATACTAAGAAACCTGACCTAACTAAGTTTGGTTTTGTTTATTGTATAACTAATGTTAAAACAAAGAAAGCTTACATAGGTTGCAAGCAATACTTTAACTACTCTAAAGGTAAGAAGAAACGTGAGTCTAACTGGAAGTCATACATGGGTTCTTCCAAGTATCTTATTGAAGATATTAAAAAGTTAGGCAAAGATAATTTTAAGTTTGTTATTATAGCTGAGTTTAAAAACAAACGAAGCTTACGATACTATGAGTGTTACTATCAAATGAAGTATAATGTATTATCAAGTACCCTTGAAGGATCAGACGAACCAGCATACTATAATAGTTATGTTGGTGGTAAATTCTATAGACCAGTTGAAGAGTATGTAGATGATACAGATTAATGAACAAGTAAGTATAGGATCTCTGTATGACTTAACAAAGATTGAACCTGCGAGATCCCTATACGTTGCTGTAATAATTAGAGCAATACTAGATGCGTCCAAACCTGTACTTACAAGTGAAGACTCATCAATAAAAACTTTTAGAAAAGAAGCACACAACTGGTTGTTCAAAGATGTTGGTGTAACTAATGAAGACTTTACAGTAGTGTGTGATATGGCTGGATTCCCTCCTGACAAGGTTAGGACTCTAGCCTTTAATGTTATTAACTCAGGAGACATTGAGAATGAAAGAGCGAAACTCTACAAATACATCTAAAGAAGATCCAGTAAATAGTCCTTCTCACTATAACATGTTGGATGTTGAAGCTATAGATATTATTGAAATGTCAATGACAAAGGATGACTTCTTAGGTTATCTTAAAGGGAATGCTTTGAAGTATTTAATTAGATATAAACACAAAGGTAAACCTGAAGAAGACATAAGCAAAGCAATATGGTACTTAACTAAATTAAAAAGTAAAATAAAATAGAAAGGAAACACTAATGGAAAACGAAGTACAATATGGTATGACACTACCCATCTCAGAAGAGATAGACAATGTTAAGTATAGACAAACAGGAGAAGACTTTTATAGTAAGGTTGTACGTATTGCAGAAGCCTTAAAGGATACACCTGATCACTTTGAGAACTTCAAAGATGCACTCAGGCACATGAGGTTCTTACCTGCTGGTAGGGTACAGAATGCTATGGGGGCAGCAAGACAGACTACTGCTTACAACTGCTTTGTCAGTGGTGCTATAGAAGATAGTATGGATTCTATTATGGGTAGAGCTACTGATGCTGCTGAGACAATGCGTAGAGGTGGTGGCATAGGGTATGACTTCAGTAGGCTACGTCCTAGAGGAGATCGTATCAAGTCCTTAGACTCTAGAGCATCTGGTGCAGTCAGCTTCATGCAAATCTTTGATGCTGTATGTCAGACCATAGCATCTAGTGGACATCGTAGAGGCGCACAGATGGGTGTCTTACGTGTTGATCATCCAGACATTGAACAGTTTATCACAGCTAAGAATGATGGTACTTCTCTTACTGGTTTTAATATCTCTGTTGGTATCACAGATGAGTTCATGAGATGTCTTGAAAAGAAAGAACCATTCCCCCTACAGTTTGAAGGTAGGGTACACGAAGAAGTAGACCCTGTAGCCCTATGGGATATGATCATGAGAAGCACATGGGATTGGGCAGAGCCGGGAGTGTTGTTCATAGATACAATCAATAAGATGAATAACCTATACTACTGTGAGAACATAGAAGCTACTAACCCCTGTGGTGAGCAACCGTTACCTCCTTATGGTGCTTGTCTTCTTGGTAGCTTTAACCTTACTAAGTATGTTGGAGCAGGTGCATTTGATTATGGTCTGTTCACTGGTGACATCCATCATGTAGTTAGAGCTATGGATAATGTTATTGATAGGACTATCTATCCTCTGGAAGCACAAGAAAAAGAAGCTAAGAACAAACGTAGGATGGGACTAGGTGTTACTGGTCTGGCTAATGCAGGTGAGATGTGTGGTATGCCATATGCTTCAGAAGAGTTCATGAAGTTTTCAACTAAAGTTCTTAAGACACTTAGAGATCATACCTATGGTGCTAGTTCTTTACTAGCTAAAGAAAAAGGTTCCTTCCCACTGTATGATAAAGATAAATACATGGAAGGTAAGTTCTTTAAGACACTACCTAATTGGGTACAAGATCAGATCAAAGAGAATGGACTACGTAACTCTCACCTAACTTCTATAGCACCTACTGGTACAATTAGCTTGACTGCTGACAATGTAAGCTCTGGCATTGAACCACCGTTTAGTTTGTTCTATGACAGAACCATACAGGAGTTTGATGGTCATCAGATACAACGTGTAGAAGACTATGCTTATAGACATGGTGTGAATGGTAGAACTGCCAATGAGATCAGTGCTGAAGAACATCTTTCAGTCCTAGCTCTGACCTCTAAGTACATTGACAGTGCTGTCTCTAAGACCTGTAACGTAGGTGACAATGTAACTTACGAGGAGTTTAAAGAGTTATACTACAATGCTTGGAAGCAGGGTTGTAAAGGTATCACTACCTTCAGAGCCAGTGGTAAACGCTATGGTATTCTTAATGAGGTCAAGGATGAGCCTAAAGCAGAAGCTTGTTACATAGATCCAGCAACAGGTCAGAAAGAGTGTGAGTAAAAAAAAGCTTGCCAAGATATAAAAAGTGTAGTATAATAACGTATGGAATGCCACTGTGGGTTCCATACAATCTTGCTTATTAAGGAGAAACATTATGAACTATGTAGATAAACGTCTATCGTCTAGATTACAACTACAAGACTTTAGAGATTGGGTTATAGGATATGATAAAATATTTAATACAGTGTTAAATCAACCTACTAACTCAATAACTAACAAACCTAATTATCCCCCACATAATTTAATAGAGTACGAAGATGGTAAGTATACTATTACACTTGCTATTGCTGGTATTTCTAAAGAAGACTTAGACATTACTCTTGAGGATCAGAACCTCACCATTTCTTATGATGGAAAAGAAACTGAAAGTAATGGTAAGATTCTATATCGTGGAATTGCTAACAGAAGTTTTAATAAAATCTTTCACCTTGCTGACAACATAGAGGTGAACGATGCTAGTATAGATAATGGGTTACTTACTATTGATTTAGAACAAAACATTCCTGATCATAAAAAACCTAGACAAATAGAACTTAAATAAAGGATGTACTAATGGCTATTAGTAAAGAGAAAAAGGTGAACACAGTTTTTATAGGATATGATCCTAAAGAAAAGGTTGCAGCCCAGATGTTAAAATACTTGATAGAAGCTAACTCACCTAAAGATATTATAGTTAGGTTTCTACGCAAAGATATCTTGGAACATATGAATATGTTTAATAGACCTTTCGAGTGGGTGAACAATCAGATGGTTGACTCCATAGATCAGAAGCCTTTCTCAACTGAGTTTACTTTTACTCGTTTTCTAGTACCTGCTTTGATGCAGTATGAAGGATGGGCATTGTTTATGGATTGTGATATGTATCCCAGAACAGATATCAATGAGATATTTGAGGATTACAACGATGAGTTCTATCCTTTATACTGTGTTAAGCATGAGTATGAACCAACAGATAAATTTAAAATGGATGGTAGAGAACAGACTAGATACAATAGAAAGAACTGGTCTAGTCTTATGTTGTGGAACTGTGGTCATGAGTTAAACAAACAACTTACACCATTTATAGTTAATAACAAAACAGGTAACTACCTACATACATTTGGATGGTTACCTAATAAGAATGGAGCTATAGGAACTATGGATGAAGAATGGAACTGGCTTGATGGTCATTCCTCTTCTGATATTAATCCTAAAATTGTACACTTTACAACTGGTGGTCCTTGGTTTCCTGATTGGGAATGCCAACGTGAAATAGATGGGCTTATGGCTAGTGAGTGGAACGGTGACTATTCTTATTTAACATTACATGGAAAAATAGATGAGCTATAAAATTGTAACAGCATTTGATGAGACATCACTACAGCATAGTACGTTTCATCTTCTAAACGAGTTTAAAGATAATTGGGAGCCTAGCATAGAGTTTCATTGTTATTATTATAACCTTGACCTTGCTAACTATTCTCTACCTAAAGCTAAGAATATATTTTATCATAACCTGATGGAGATATCAGACTATCCAGACTTCCTTAAGACCTTTGCTCAACACGATGGTACTGAAGGTGGTAAGATACAATACAATGATATTTTAAATCCACTGAAGTATATTCCTAAAGTAATTGCACTAACAGAGTGTGCCTTTGATAGTACTAATGGGTGGTTATTCTGGCTTGATCCTAGTTGCATGAACATCAAGAATGTATATCAAAAAGATATTGATACTATATTTCCTGAACACTCAGACAAGCTAGACCTTGTAACCTTTACAGACATGACACAGATTGTAGGATTTAACCTCGACAGAGAGACACCAGTGCGTTTACTTGGTGATCTTAGAGGTGCATTTATATCTGGTGAGTTCCTCAACTACCGTGAGTGGCATGACACATTTATCTTTGATAGACTTAAGCTTATCTATAATGCTCATGGTATGAATACACTAGAGGTTGATCCTAAGAAGTCTATTATAGGTGACATACTTGTCAACATGTATGATCGTGAGAACTTTGCCATGAGAGATAAGGATGGTAAACGTATCTTCAAACTGTCTGAGACAGAGACTACTCAAGACATACTACCTAGTAGGTATAAGCAGTTAGCTGATCTTGTTAGGTTCTATAAACCTACAACTATACTAGAAACAGGAACCTGGAACGGTGGCAGAGCTATTGAGATGGCACTTGCTGCATTTCAGAAAACAGATGAAGTACACTACATAGGTTATGATCTCTTTGAGGATGCAACTACAGAGACAGATCACGAAGAGTTTAATGTAAAGCCTCACAATACTTTGGAAGCTGTACATAAAAGACTAGTAGAGTTCTCTGAGCATGTGAAAGAGAAAGAGAATAAAGAGTTTACTTTTCAATTAACAAAAGGTAATGTAAGAGAAACATTATTAAAGAAGGATATAAAAGATGTAGACTTTGCTTTGATTGGCAGTGGTAATAGTATTGAGACAGTCCAGAAAGAATACGAAATACTTAAGGACGTACCTGTAGTTATAGGTGATCACTACTTCACTAAGGAATCAGAAGAAGATGAGTCTATGCCTCCTGAAAAATATCATGGAGTGAAACATGTTTTTGATAGCGTCAAGACAAAGAAGGTTGATCAGAAAGAGACAACGAAAGATGGCTGGACAAGCTTTGATGAGAAGTCTACGACACGTAAGCATCTTCTCCCTTCCCAAGACAAGGTGGCTGGAGGTGGTCATACTCACCTTGTGGTTTTTCTTCACGGTACAACTCTAGAAGATATACCTAATCAGTTAAAGAGTGTACCTATTGTTGTACATCCTAGAGACTGTGTTCCTAAAGACTACATCAAGAACAATATCAAATCTAACATGACCTTGATTGATCCTAAGAAGTGGGTGACTAAGCATATGGCACATCAACAGAAAGCTATACTTGTTTCTGCTGGCCCTTACTTAGACTATGGTGCATTGAAGATGTTCATCAAGGACAACCCAGATGCTAAGTTACTAACAGTTAAGCATGCTTACCCACATCTGATTGCCAATGGCATCAAGCCTTGGGGTTGTATCATACTAGATCCTCGACCTATTACAGGAGTGTCTACTCACAACGTAGTACGTAAGGATCTCTTCAAGAACTTAGATCCTGATACTAATTTCTTTGTTGCTTCTATGACTGATCCTTCTGTAACTAACTTCTTTATATCTAAACAATCTAAGATATGGGGATGGCATGCCTTTACTGATTCTCTTAGACAAGAAGATGAGCAAGGTACACAGATACAGAATCAACAAGTTAAAGTAGCTGATGATCTAGGCATACCTAAAGGTGCAACCATGATTACTGGTGGTACGTGTGCTGCTATGAGGGGCATAGGTATACTACATACAATGGGCTTTAGAAATATAGACCTCTTTGGTTTTGATTGTTGTAGAGATGAGCCTAGTAAGGAAGAACTTACTGAGGTTACTGGTGACATAGAAGGTGGTGAAGTACCAAAGCCTAAGTACATTGAAGTAAGTGTTGATGAGAAGAAGTACTGGACTACTGGTGAGCTACTAGCTATGGCACAGGACTGTGAGAAAGTTTTTCAAGATGAAGGTCTTGAGGGTGTACTAACCTTTCATGGTAAAGATACAATGGTAGCTGACCTGTGGGAGATACAACAGAAAAAGAAAACAAGACCAGAGTTTGAAGGATACTATGATGCTTGATATACAATATGATCCAGAGTTAAATAGAGACAG